TCTATTCAGGCCGACATCCAGAAGAAAGCCGCCGAACTTGAACTTGAACGCGAAGAGATGCTTCGTAAGGATGATCGTGAGCGCGACAAGATCGATGCAGACGTAATGTTAAGAGCAGCGGAAATCGAGGCAAAGTATAACACTCAAGTTAATACCGCCAGCATTCAAGCCATGATGCAGCGTGACCGCGAGTTTATGAAGCAGGCCATGCAGCCTGCTCCGGCTCCTGCGCCGATGCCCATGCCTGCCCCAGAGCCTGCGCCGATGCCGATGCCGGAAGGCCCGATGCCACCAGAAGGGATGATGTAATGGCGCTACTTCCTACCATGTATGATCCGCTCGTTACTCCAGACACGATAGCGTCCCTGCTGCCTCGCGCTGAGTATCAAGGCGGGCCTGCGCAAATTACGATGCCTTCCGCGCCGCCTATTACGAATACGCGAGTGGTGCAAGTTGCGCCGGAGCAGAAAGTGCCTGCATCAGTCCCAACGCCTACACCAACTCCGACCCCTACGCCAGTCTACGATCCGGTTGCGGATATGTTTGTCAGAGGCGCCAACAAGTATGTCTTGGATGAAAAAGGTAATGTTGTTCAGGTGCCGCAAGACACTGGCTTTATACCTGACACGTCCGGCGGTATGGTCAGCACACTTGATCCAAATCTGCGCAATAAAGCAGTCAGCGCCGGTTTAAGTCCTGAAAACATTGCTGCACTAGCTGGCGACATGCGTGTCCTTCCGTCGTATACGCCGCCCACCGCGTCAACACCCCTCAGCGCATTCCGCAATCCTTCTGAAAACGCCGCCCTCGACTGGATGTCTCTTGACGACCAGCTAGGCTATTTCTTCTCAACTAACGCAGCCAACCCTGCGGACGTGAAAGGCAACCCAAGCGCGTTCGTGCCTCTCGATGAGAACGCAGGCTACCGTTTGTACGACGCTCGCACTGGCCAGTACGTAGCTGAAGGCGTAGGCGCGCAAGGTCTGCAAGACGTTTACTCTATGGCGCAGAACCTATCTGCTACAGGTGGCACAAATGCCGATTGGCGCGTAGAGATGCGCAAGTCCGGTAGCGAGAGTTGGTCTACTATGGCGCGGGACAAGCCCAAGAGCGACGCTCTTGGCAACATTCTTGGCGACATAGCTCTTGGCGCGGGCGTAGGCTTGTTGGGCGCGGCGACTGGTGGGCTAGGCTTGGCTGCGGTTCCAGCGGCGCTTGCGGGCGGCGCGGCAGGCGGGGCGCTTAGTGCAGCAGGTGCGAATGTTACCGACATCGCGCTCCCTGTTGCTGGGGCGATGATTCCCGGTGTCGGCCCCGTACTCGGTGCCACATTAGGCTCTGCGGCGTCTAGCACCGTGCAAGGCCGTTCTCTTGAAGACACATTGTTGCGCGCTGGCCTTACCGCTGGGACAGCGGGACTTATGCAGGGAACTGGCTTGGGGCAAGACATTTCAAGCGCGCTGGGCGTAGGCCAGAGCGCAGCCGAAAGTGCTATAGCGCAAAAAGCCGCTGAACAAGCAGGTAACATTCTTGTAGAGCGCAGCCTTGCCCCGCTTATCGAATCTGGCGCGGGATCGGTAGTTTCTTCTGTTTTACCAGACCTTGCGGGGACACAGACTGGTGTCCCAGAAGTCGCGCCAACTGAAAATCAAATTATTGTGCCGGGAACGCGACCTTCGTCTACTTTTGCAAAAGCTGTTGAACCTTTTGCGTCAGGCGTAGCTAATGCGCTGGGATCAGACGGTATACCGACGACGGAAGGCGAGCCTATTATTGTGGAGGAAACGCGGCCTACTGTTGACGAAGCCTCCTCGCCAGAATTTATGGCGGGGCTTGCAGGCGCTGCGGCTGGAGCAGGCGTCCCGACGACGGAAGGCAAGCCTATTATTGTAGAAGGGCCGCTCCTAGAACCTATGCCTGGCGCCGAAGAACTTATTGGCGCAGCAACTGTGGGATCAGTGGCGGCAGGTGCGCTTCCTACTGGCGGTATACTTCAAAGCGGCCAAACGCCGACAGATGGCACGACCACTATGGGGACAGGCATCAGCCTGCTCGACGAAATCATTAAATACTACAGCCTCGGCTCTATCGGCCTCGACGCTTTGGGCGGGGTATTGGGTCTTGGCGGCGGCGGCGGCGGTGGGGCTACCGCGCCGTATGTTTCGCAACTTGGGCCTATGCCGACGTTTACTCGTGGCGAGTTCCAGCCATATACCGGCGACTATGAAACCTACGGCTTTGGACCAGAGTTTAACTTCTTTGGCGGCTCCGCGCCGATTACCCCTACTGCCCCAGCGACGGGTGTACTTGGACCTAACACTCCAGTAGACACAACACTCATATGACCAAAGAAGAAATTATAGCAAAAGCTAATCACGCCAAGCGTCTTTTGGAGGACGAAGTGCTGCTCGATGCGTTCAGCACTGTTGAGGAGGATATATTCAAGGAATGGCGTTCGTCCGAAGTCAATGACTACGATAAACGAACTGATCTATTTCTTACGCTCAAATGCCTTGAGCGTCTGAAAGCCCGACTCCGGGCAATCCTCGATGACGGAACTATTGCGTCGAGGAGTTGAACTACACTATGAAAAGGTGATATATGGCGATTGAAGACGGCAACCCCCAAGGCGGGATCGGCCTTCACGAAGCAACTCTTGCCATCAGCAATTTGCTTGGCCCCGAACAGGACAACCAAGAAGAAGCTGAGGCGCTAGATCAAGAAGAAGCTGAAGAGCAGGAGCTTGATCAGGAATCTGAGACTGAAGAAGTCGAAGAGTACGAAGAAGAAACTGAGTACGACGAGGCTGACGATGTTGAAGATTCTGAATCTGACGACGAGGAAGTTGAAGAAGAAGCTACGCAGGAACTTTCAGAAGACCTTACCCTCAAGGTTAAAGTTGATGGGGAAGAGATGGAAGTCACCCTTGCCGAACTTCGGAACGGCTATTCTCGAACCGCAGATTATACGCGGAAAGCTACCGCTCTGGCCGAGCAGCGCAAGTCGCTTGAAGCTGAAGTGGAAGCCATTCGTGCGGAACGCACTCAATACGCGGAACTACTGCCGATCCTGCAACAGCAGATTCAGCAGCAGAACGCGGCAGAGCCTGACTGGGATACTCTTTATGATGAAGACCCCATTGAGGCTGCTAGATTGGAACGGCATTGGCGTAAAACCAAGGATGAACAAACGCAAAGGCTGGCCGCTATTCAGGCCGAGCAGTGGCGTCTCACCGAGGAAGAAACCAAGCAGCGTACACAGCAGATGCAAGCGGTTGTTCAAGCCGAACGTGCCAGACTCCCTGAAGTCATTCCTGAATGGAAAGATCAAGAGACGATGATGCGGGAAGCCCAAGAACTGCGGGAATGGGCGACATCGAACGGACTAACTGAGCAGGATGTTAATTCTCTCACACAGGCCGCTCATATTGCTCTTATCCGTAAAGCCATGCTGTATGATAAGGGTGTTAAGAACGTGGAAAAAGCGAAACAACCGGCCAAGAAAAAAGCTCGTGTTGTCCGCCCAGGTTCCAGCAACTCTTCTGCAAAGTCCGGTTCCGTTGATATTAAGAGAGCGTCCAAGCGTCTCGCACAAACTGGTCGCGTCGCTGACGCCGCCAAACTCTTGGATAAACTCATTTAGGGACTTTTAGTTATGGCTATTGTAGCAAACACCTTCACCCGTTATTCGGCTGTTGGTATTCGTGAAGACCTGTCGAATGTCATCTACAACATTTCGCCAGAAGAAACTCCGTTCATCTCGAACATCGGTCGCGAGAACGTCAAGAACACCTACTTCGAATGGCAGACTGACAGCCTTGCTGCTGCTTCGGCTTCGAACGCTGCTCTTGAAGGCGACGACATTTCTTCGTTCACTGCTGTTAGCCCGACCTCGCGGATCGGTAACTACACACAGATCAGCACGAAGAACGTCGTTATTTCGGGTACGCTCGAAGCTCTCGACAAAGCAGGTCGTCGTAGCGAACTGACATATCAGCTTGCAAAGCTGGGTTCTGAACTGAAGCGTGACATGGAGAGCGCACTGCTCGCCAACCAGTCGCCAGTAGCAGGTAACACCACTACGGCTCGCCGTACTGCTGGTCTGCCGGCTTTCATCAAAACCAACACCGACTTCGGTTCTGGTGGCGCTGACACGGCTGGTATCGCTGCTCGTACCGATGGTACGCAGCGCGCTTTCACTGAAGATCAGTTGAAAGACGTGATCGCCCAGGTTTGGGAATCAGGTGGTACGCCTAAGATGCTCATGGTTGGCTCGCACAACAAGCAAGTTGCTTCGGGCTTCACCGGCATCGCGACTCGCTTCCGTGACGTTCCTGCTGGCCAGCAGGCACAGATCGTTGGCGCAGCCGAAGTTTATGTATCGGACTTCGGTACTGTGAACATCGTGCCTAACCGCTTCCAGCGCGCTCGTGACGCTTTCGTCGTTGATCCGCAGTATGCGTCGATGGCTGTTCTGCGTCCGATCCAGCAGATGGAACTGGCGAAGACCGGCGACGCCGAGAAGCGCCTGATGCTCGTTGAGTACGGCCTGAAGGTTAACAACGAAGCCGCACACGGCATCGTAGCTGACCTTACCACGTCGTAATTGACATATAGGCGGGGGCGGGTTTAGGCTCGCCCCCTAACCTATAGGAGTATTCCATGTCTAAGCGCCTTATTTCCGACGACAAAGCTACCGGGATCAAGACATATCTTGATTACGACGGCACCGATGACAACGCCACTATTGTCAAAGAGCAGGATGTCACGAACATCGTCGATTACAACAAGGCTGCGTTTGACGCCGCGCCGAAACGGTGGGGCGACTTTACTCATGTAGGCCGCATTCCGATGACGGTTTACAACGAACTTAAAGAGAAGGGCATTCTGGACGACCAACAAGAGTTGGTGAAGTGGCTGAATGATCCTAACAACGCCATGTGGCGTACACGACCAGGGAATGTCTGATGGCGATTACAACCTACGCAGAACTTAAATCTGCCGTCGCTGATTGGCTCAATCGGGACGATCTTGACGCCGTTATTCCCAATTTCATTTCGCTTGCCGAAGCGCACTTTAACCGCACTATGCGCCATCGTAAGATGGTGACGCGGTCTGATGCTACGCTCGACACGCCATATTTTGCGGTGCCAGCGGATTGGCTGGAGAACATTCGCTTCCAGTTAAACACGAACCCTGTTACGCCACTGCTGTATGTAACGCCGGAACAAGCCGCAGAGGAACGCCAGAAATATAACGCATCTGGCCAACCACTATTCTTTTCTATGGTGGGAGAGCAGTTCCAAGTCGTGCCGTCGCCTGACACTAGCTA